CCTACAAGAAGGTCGAGTAATATACTGGGAAAGTGGAGTTGGAGACTGGATTATCCAAGAATATAATGATCAAGGTAAACCTATATACTTTAAAAACAACCACGGATATGAAACACACAGAACCTACGATCAAAAAGGTAGAATGACAAGTTTCAAAGACAGTAACGGAATTAACACACATTTAACATACACAGACAACATGAACATTCAAGAAAAAAAACAACCCGAAGAAACAATGTTTTCTTTATATGAATATTTGGGTAGAGCAGCAGGATCAGAATTAGGCAAGCAAGTAATACAAAAGGCCATTCAACAACAAGTTAAAGTAACTTCACACCAAGTTAGTAATCCTAAATATGAAGGTCGTATTTTAAAATATCCAATCTCATTTTTAAAAGAATACTTTAACAGCAAATAATATGAAAGAAGATAAATTATTAATATCAAGCGATTTCTACTCAGTTCAAGGAGAAGGTATAAGTACAGGTATTCCATCTTACTTTGTTCGTTTAGGACTTTGTAATTTACAATGTGGTATGTCACCTAAACACTTAGCTCAAATTAAAAAAGAGCAAACATTAGTAGATGGAGAAATTATAGTAGGTGATCTTGAAAAAGAAGGTAAAGCAACATGGACTTGTGATAGTATTTCTCAATGGGCTTGGAGAGGAGAAAATAAACCATTTCAATACCTAATAGACCAATGGAAATTACAAGGAATATATGATGGTGTTAGAAAGGGAGATGTACGAGTTATTTGGACAGGTGGAGAACCAACAATGTTAAAACATCAAGAGGCTATTGTTAACTTTCATGAATATTTACTAGAGCAAGATGATCATAAGGAAAATCCAAAATTCTTAAAGCAATGGAGTAGTACTGGTGTTGATGGGGGAGCATTGCATAAACGCCTAAGTACGTTTAATGAAATAGAAACTAATGGTACTGTTTACATTAATGATGATTTATTTTATATATTAGATCAAATTAACTGCTCACCAAAGCTAACTAACTCAGGACAACCTGAAAAGAAACGAATAGTTCCAAATGCTATTAAGCGTATAATGGAACATGATAATTATCAGTTTAAATTTGTAGTTAGTACAGAAGATGATATAAAAGAGATGTTTAAAGACTTTATTGAACCTCTTAACATTCCATTACATAGAGTAGTTATAATGCCTGGAATGGATAGTCAAGATCAATATCATGAAAGAACTCATTTCATTTTAGAGATGGCTAAAAAATACACATTAAGAGGAATGAGTAGATTACATATTTCAGCTTGGGATAAAACATTAAATGTCTAAATATTTATTATAAAATGATATCAATTACTAACAAAAAACAACTCCCACAAAACGGAACTCAAATATTATATTTTACATCTGAAGGGTGTAGTGCATGTAATATGCTTACCCCTAAATTATCTCGTTTAGTTGAAAATAAAGGATATGACAACTGGTATAGTGTAGATGTTAATAAACATGAATTATTAGGAGAACAGTTTAAAGTAGAGTTTATTCCAACAGTTATTGTCTTAAAAGATGGTAAAGAAGTAAGACGAGCTACTGGCATCAAGAACATAGAATACATAGGTATTTAAGTGTACTTGGTAACCCAAAATAAAAGTTGTATATTTTAAAATAAAAATTATGAATAAATCAAAACAAGTAGAAAGAATCGCAACAAAGATTCAAGAATCATTACAATTGTGGGAAACAATTGGCGGTGACAAAGAAATCAAACAGGAATATGAGATCAAACAATTTCCTAAAATGTATCATCCAACGGATGAGTTAGTAAAAATTCCAATTTATACTGATGGTACTAAAATAGTTATTACTATTGAAAAAGTAGATCCATATACTATTGAAAACACAGAAGATAAAATTTATACTAATTCGGAAAATAAATTAAAAGAAATTGATTCTGATACTGATGGTATAGAAAAATTATTTGTAGAAATGTCTGCTCAACAAGTGTATGATAAGTACATTAAACCTTTAAGAGACAACCCTGATTATGCATTACCTGAAACAGGAGCTATGTTATTTTATGCTAAAAAACATCCTGAAGGATATGACCTAGATAAGGTAACATTTACTTCTCTTGATGAAGATTATAACATTTCATTAATTGAATCTGTGATGGATTTGGAAGATTTTGAAGGTTGGCCTTTTGGTAGATAATCACACCCATCAATAAAATTCCATTTATCAAATTAAAAACAAATAAAATGGAAAATTTAACAATTAAAATCACTATTAGTGATAATGAAAAAGAAATAAAAGTTGTATATTTAAAAATAAAAGTTATATTAATGGAATTATTAAAAAAATCAAACGGTAATCATCCCCGTACTCAAGAAGAGGTAGAGCAGATGAAGATACTCCTAAAAGAGTAATAAAACGCAAAGTCTATAATATGTATTATAAAACATATGATAGGCATTTATAAAATTTCATCTCCCACTAATAGAATATATATAGGTCAATCTAAAAACCTAGAAACTAGATTTAAATATTATGAAAAATGTAACTGTAAAAGACAAATTAAACTTTATAATTCTTTTAAAAAACATGGGGTAAAAAATCATAAGTTTGAAATAATAGAAGAATGTTCTTTAGAAATGTTAGATGAAAGAGAAGTATATTGGGGAACAATATTTAATGTTTTGGAGGGGGGTTTAAATCATAAAATAGGGAATGGAGTTGGGACTTTAAGTCAAGAGACAAAAGATAAAATAAGTAAATCATTAACAGGAAAAAAGAAAACCCCAGAACACTGTTTAAATTTAAGTTTATCTAAAAAAGGAACACCTAGTAAAAGAAAAGGAATTCAAGATTTAAAACAAAGAGGAAAATCAAAACCAGGTGCTGGGGGAAAAGGAAAACCTAAAAATGGGGCAGGTCCAAAAACCGGAAATTCTATTAAAGATACACTAACTGGTAAAATATATCTATCTATAAAAAATGCAATAGATGATACTAAAATTTCTAAAAGAAAAATATTTTTAATGTTGAAAATTAAAGATAGATTTGTATATTTAAATAAAAATTATTATAAAAATAAATAAAATGGAAAAACTTAAAAAATCAAATGGGAATATTCCAAGAACGGCAACAGAAAAAGAAGAGATGATTTTAGAAGCTGCAAAACATTATGAAAAATTTTTAGAGGCCTTAGGGTTTGACCCCCAAGCAGACCCCCAAACTAAACAAACCAGTTTAAGAGTTGCAAAGGCCTGGGTTAAAGACCTAATTATAGGTTCAATTACTGATGAACCTAACATCACAGTTTTCCCTAATGACGAAAATTATGATGGATTAGTAATCCAATCAGGTATCCCAATTGTTAGTATGTGTGCACATCACAATTTAGCATTCACTGGATTTGCTACTGTAGCATATATTCCTGCTGAAAATGTAATTGGACTAAGTAAATTAAATCGTATTGTAGAATGGTTTTCTCGTCGTCCACAAATGCAAGAATCATTAACTACTCAAATTCATGATTATGTTGCTGATAAAATGAAATGCCAATCAGTAGCAGTTAGTATTGCTTGTAAACATACTTGTTGTTCACATAGAGGTATTAAACATGGTTCAGTAATGACTACTAATAAATTCTCAGGTGTGTTTATAGAACCTAATAATATGGTTCGTGATGAATTTCTCCATGCCATCGAAGTAAATGGTGCCAAATTTTAATAATCAAAATAAATTATAGTATGATAACGACAATATACGCTCATAAAAACACAGAAAATGCTGTTATTCCAACGGTAGCCTATAATTCGACAAGTGCCTGTTTTGATATAACTTGCACTAAAACAACAGTTATACCAGCAGGTAAATCCGCAGTAGTACCTAATGGGTTAAATTTAACACTTCCTCAAAATCAAAAGTTTTGGATGCAAATTCAATTACGTAGTTCTAAAGGATTTAAACATGAATTAATCCCACATTATGGAACTGTAGATCCTGGATATACTGGAGATTTAGGAGTAAAAATATATAATGTTGGTGATGTTGATGTTACTATTGAGGAAGGAGAAAGATACGCTCAAATAGCAGTAATCCCAATCCCAGAATATGAAATTATTGAATTGAATGATGAAGAATTTAACGAATTAAAAAACACACAATCTAGAGGCGACAAAGGATTTGGAAGTTCAGGTAAAAATTAAAAATTAAAATAAAACAAAATGAAAAAATTACTAGAAATTATACATTATTTACGACAAGTTACTGAATGGTCTCAGCCTAATATGAAATTTGTTGAAACCATGGCTCTTATTAATGAGTTAGAAAAAGAAGTAAATGCTTTACAAGCATCAGAACCTAAAGAAGAGATAGTGGAAGTACCCCAAGAACCAATAACTATTGAAGAGGTGGTAACTGAAGAACCAGTAGTTACTGAAGAAGCTCCAAAAAAAAGAAACTACCATTTTAAAAAGAAAGAAACCCCAGTAGAATAAATTGTACCAATCAATATACTTTGACCGATCAACTTACACTATATATTTAAGAGATGATAAAAGTGGATGGCATCAATTCAAACATAACCCTATTTTTTATAAACGAGTAAAGCACCAACAAGACGGTGCTTTACCTGTACTAACTGGAGGATATTGTGTTCCAGTTAATGGGAAGGCGGATTGGAGTGATCCTGATTTATTAGAAAAGGATATAAATCCTGAATTATATACTTTGAGAGAATTATATTATAGTGAAGAGGATGTTATTCCGGAATGGCATAATACTGTATTTTTGGATATTGAGATTGAAATGGGGGGAGCGCTTACAATTCAATATATAAAAGATGCTCAAGCTCCTATTACTTCTATAGCTTTAATAGATTCAACTACTAAAACTAAAATATGTTTTATTGTTGATAAATCAAGAGAAATTGAAGAAATTAATGATGGAGATACTCACATCATTCCTTGTAGAACAGAAAGAGAATTGATATTAAAATTCTTGGATAAATGGGAAGAAATAGATCCAACCATAGTAGTAGGATGGAATAGTGAATACTTTGATATCCCTTATCTATACTTTAGACTAGGAAACGTAGTACATGAAGAAGACAGACTTAGACTTTCCCCAATCCGCAAAATTCAGGTTCAAGATTATAATCCAGCTATTTTATCAGTTAGATTAGGTGGTATTAATCATTTGGATTATATGCTGTTGCATAAAAAATATATAACAAAGGAAGAACCATCATATAAATTAGGTGATATTGGAGAAAAATATGTTAAATTAGGGAAAGTAGAATATGAAA